TATTCGGCGTCAGATCGCTTTACAGGCGGGATGTTGATCGTCGCAGACCATCTGGCCCCAGCGTGCCGAACCACTTGCTGTGAGCGCGTGAAAGGGCTTTCTGTGACCGATACAGTGTCGCTGGCGACAAGTTGCACTTGTGCGATGCCGGTCTGCGTCGGAAATGCCAGCGGATAACTCTCAGCCATATCAGCCCCCGAATGCCGTGGCGAAACCGCCACCGCGTCTGCGCGTATCTAGTACCGCTGCCGTCGTTGCGTTTTGGATTTGCGGCAGCATGTTCAGCACTTCGGCGCGTACTGTATCGCTGACGCCTGTCGACAGGTTGATGGTCTGGTTGACCGTTACACCGCCGCCGCCCATTTGATTATTCGGGACAATGCCGCCATTGCGGCCCGGAACAAATAACTCCGGCCCCTTTTCGCCGACCAGATAAGGACGGCCAGACGTGACCGGACCACCCATAGCGCGTGCGCCCGATACGTTGAATCCCATAGATTGCGCCAGCGGCAACGTGATCTGCTGCTGGATCATAATCCGGGCAAGATCAGCAAGGATCGACCGCGCCATATCTTTGAAGGCATCTTTGGCTGTTGTCGCGCCAGTTACCAGACTGACCAGCGCATTTTCCAGATTGTTAACGCCGCGCAACTTTGCGTCTTCCATCGTCATCGCCATTTTATCGACGCTTTTATCGACATCATCGATGGCTGGCTCCATCGATAGCAGGATGTCAGTCATCTGCGAAAGTGAAAGGACGGCAGGCTTTGCTGCCACCGGGATACTCAACAGCACATCTGTTTTTGCGCTGATTGCCTCTTTTGCTTTGATCGCGGCTTGCACCAGATCAGTCAGATTTGTGGCTGTTGATTCAGTTGTGCGGTCAAACACCGACATGCTTTCGGCGGCTTGTGCTATCGGCACGCTGATGCGTTTTGTGCCGTCTTCCAGCATCTGCACGCCGTTGTTAGCGTTTTCCAGATTGAACACAATCCGGTTTAACTGCTTTTCCAACTCAACGCCGAAAGTGAATTGCGCCATATCTGTGCCAAGGAATTCATTGGACAGACTGACAAACTCATTCAGGAAAGATCGCAGACCAGCGGTCGATGCCGAAAATGCTTTCAGAAGATGCACCGTCAGCATTTCAGCAATGCCTGCCAAAGCTGGCATCAGGAACGACGTGATCTGCTGACCGATTGATGCAAAGGTGCGCCCCAGCTTATCGAATAGATCGTTGGCCTCTTCGACGGCTGCTGCCTGCGGTCCTGTTAGCTGGATCGTCACCGCATTAAAATCGGCTCCCAATGCCTTCAGACCGGCTGACCCATCTTTCAGCGTGTTGACCATACCACCGCCAGCACGGCCAAACAGATCAATCGCAATCCTCACACGGTCTGCCGGGTCTTTGACTTGTGCGAATCTGTCGGCGACTTCTGCCAGCAATTCGTCTGTGCTTTTCAGCGATCCATCAGATTTTGCTAGCGTCACGCCAAGCGCTTCAAAACTGCGCTTGCCCACACCGATGCCGGTCGACGCCTCAGATATAGATCGGCTGAAGCGCTCTAAACCCTTGTTCAGTTCAGCGGTCGTGACGCCCGTCTGCGATGCAGCGAATTGAAGCTGTTGCAGTTGGTTGACCGTTAGGCCCAACATGCCCGACTGCTTGGCCAGTTCATCAATCTGTTGTGCGAATTCACGCAGGGCAAGCCCGGCACCAAGGGCAGCAACCGCACCCTGCACCGATATCACAGACGATTTTACCTTCGATAATCCACGACCGACAGACCGGAACGCCCGTTGCGTTTTGTCGATTGCGCCGATGGTAATCTTAAGATTTTGATTTGCCATCTTCCACAATCCCAAAATAAGCGAACCATTCGTTGATTTCAGACAATGTTAAGTCTTCGATCTCTGGCTGCGTCTTGTGTAATCGATCCGCTAAGGCCAACAAGTTGAACCGGAACGGATCGCCCTTCAGTTTTTTTCCGCTTCCTCGACGCCTTCAATATCGCCGAACATCTGCGATGCGATATCTGAAATCAAGGGCAGCGGCTCATCCATCAAGTGCGTTTTATCTGCTAACGTGAAAAGCCTTTCACCGTCAGCATTGCCAGCCTTCAGAATAATCAGATCGATCATGCCTTCGATGGTCATATCATTCAGAAAGTTTTTGTGCTTTTTCTGAATCTTGTTGATATCACCGGCTGTTAGCGGATAGACGTAAATCTGCAAGGGCGCACCATCGTCGCCCCATTCAGAGACTTCGATGATGCGTGCTTGCTTCTGCCGCCTTTCGGCGATTTTCTGGCCAAGTGACATTAGGAAACGGTGCCCTCAGTCAGACCGCCTGTGATCTGCATTGAATAGGTTGCCTCGACCATACCGTCAGAAGCAACGCTGACATCCTTGCCGGTGATCAGCGCAGTGCCTGACAGCTTGTGATCGCCGCTGGTGTTACCTTCCATCTGGAAATTCACAGTAACGGATGCGCCGACATCAAAGGTCGCTTGACCGTTGCTGTCAGTATCATCGAAATAGCACTCAACCGTTGCGGTCGCGTCCTTGAAGCTGGCCACATACGTTTTTGCAGCGTCACCCATTGCAGTATCTTCAATCACGTCAGCGGTTTCATTAACAGTAAAGCTGCGGATTTCGGCAACAGCGTTTGATCCGCTCAACACCGTGCCTTCATTGCCTTTGAAAGTTGCCATTTTGATCTCCTCTTAAGCGGCAGTTTCAACATCGTTTTCGGCGGTGCGATATTGCACCGACACGGTGAAGCGACCCACGGCCACCGGCTGTTCGCCGTCGCCCGAAAAATCAACCTCAAACGCTGTGACTTGCAAATCTTTCGACTTGCTGCCCAGCGTCACATCAGCCGCCAAAGCCTCCTCGACTTCAACGGCAATAGTGTCCAGCGTGTTATCATAGTTAGCAGTAGCACTGACATATGCCTCTACACTGACTTCCAGAACGCGGTTAATCGACCGCGATATTGTTAATGTATCAAAATCCACGGCTTCTGACCGTGTAAAAATGCAAAGCCCCGGCAGCTTGGTGTTTTCCAGCGGATAGATGCGCGACCGAAACACGTTGGTCCCGGTCGTTGTCAACCCTGTCAACGCGGTCACGATTGCATCGCGTATCTGTTGCCGGACGTGCGCCATTAATCTTTTTCCAATACCAGCATCGTCATTCCGGTGCCGTCATCCTGCACGATGCGGATGGTGTAGTTTACCCCGCCCACAACCAAGGCATCGCCCTCAGCGGCGCTTGAAACGTCAGCGGTGCGGCAATGAAAGCGCGGCTGCTGCAATGCCACACCTACGCCACCGCCTGCATCGACTTCGATGAAGTCGTTGTCGAAAATGCCGTTGACCGTGCTGGCAGAACCGCCAGATGGCGTATAAGTTGCTGCCGAACCGAAGTCATCGACATCAACAAACACGGCGCGGTCATCGGCAGATTCAACAGCCATTAGGCATCCTCTGGCGTTTCGATTTCGCCAGCATCTGCGGCGCGATCAAATAGTTTCTTTTTCGGGCGGCCTGCCTTTTTGACTGGCTCCGCAAATCCACGCGCAATCAGCTTTTCAGCGATGCGCTCATCCATATCATGCTCTTCCCCAGCAAACATATTCCCCACTGTGCCGGTATAGCACTTTTCCAGAATCTTAATCTTCATTCAAACCTCCAATGGTAAATGGTGGCCGGGATATCCCCGGCCACCAAACAAGTTAGGCTGTCGACACTTCGTCGGTCTTAGCGAACGATGCGCCGTTGCGGATAGCGATATCGATATCCTGATGCAGAATGATGCGAGTCGTACCAGCAAGGCCGCCGGTTGTCTCATCGATCATAATGTCTGCGCCGCCGAACAGACCGACGATCAGCTGCGAGAAATCGCCGAAGATCAGGGCTGATGCGTCTGTGCCGCCGTCGCCCGGATTCAGATTCGATGGCACGTTGCTGGTAAACTCAGCGCGGTATCCATAGATGCTGTTCCACGGGTCGTTCAGCAGCATGATGCTGTCGGTGGATGACACCTTGACGGTGTTGGCCATCTTCGCCTTGACCTTCGGGTTGGACAACCAACCCAGAGTCTGTGCGTTGATGATGCC